GCAATTGGTTCATCGACAAATTTCTTCTTCCTTAATAATGGAGCACAACTTTCTAGTAACGACCACGATATTGATGGTGGTGTTACCTTCTATAATCAAAAGTTAAAAAGGGGAGAAGAAATTGTATTCTCAACTCCTGGTAATGCTGCTCACGTTGGTATCTGGAATGGTGGTAACGGTATAACTGGGTCTGCCAATGTTCGTAACAAATCCAACTGGCAAGTCAAGTGGCAGTATAATCATTCTGCTCTTGTTTGGGAAGCAGGTAATCAACAGGTCAATTCTACTGGTGTAGAGTTGAATAGAGATGTTACAGCAAATAATGGAACATACGCTATTAGATTTGACTACGATTCAGAAAAACTACAACTCTGGCAGATCTCCACAGCATATGATTGGTTGATCTCTTCTGCTGCTGCTGGAGTGGGATCAACTAATACTTATATCTACTTCTCTCGCGGAGATGGAGGTAGTGGAACTATGCTTCCGTCAGTATCTGAAATAAGATCCTCTGAGTGGAATCTTGAATCGTTTGTCAATACTCAAGCTGGTCCTACTATTCATACTGGCATACAAGATGATGACATCTGGAAATCCACCAGATCAATGAGACCTGGTATGAAGATGAAGACAACACTGAGTGGTGATATTAAACTTCATCACTGGGGTGTAGGATATGGTGGTACAACTGGTATGGGTAATGGACCTACTAATCCATATGGTAATGCAACTGGTTCCTGGAGATCTTCAAATAGTCAAGAACTTAGAGCAGAGGAAAACTCTACTATTAATTCAAATTATACTGCTGCTGTTGATACAAGCACAAATCTTACCTTAGATTTAGAAGGAAGAAATATTTCTTGGAGATACAATTCAGATAATAGTTGGGATCTTTTTGATGAAGATACTGATGAAGTAATTATCAGTGGCGACACTGATCTTGATGGAAATGATATGTATCCATATCTCTTTGGTGCATCAACCATCAACAACTACACAACAGAAGTTCCACAATGGACCTGGGAGTGGAATGAAGCAGCATGGTTCATGGAGTATCGTGATTGGTCATCTGGACACAATTTTGATACTGCTCTAAGTAAGAGAAACAACACGATGCCTTTGAAGAAAGCATCACAGGTGCTCGATGTTTCTAATAATTTCAAAACTTTGAGCCAAGGATATCATAGGGTTACTTGGGGAGAAAAGTTGAGACCAGGACAAGAATTTATTTGGACTCAATTGAGTGTTAATAATAATGGTTCAACCAAAAACAATATGATTATTGGTGTTTTAAATTCTGACTTTGATGGATTTGATGTTGGATTCCGTTTCAAGAGAACTGGTGAGTTGAAGCACCAGGATAACCAAGATGGTGGAGTCACCGTTCAGGCAGGTATCTCAACAACTGCTACTTCAGGACAAAGTTGCCGATTGAAATATGAGTATGGAACTAATAAACTGAAACTTGATGTGGTTAGGGCTGGTGTGAGGGAGACTATGGCAGTGTCTAATTCTGCTTTGGATGGTAATCCTGTCTTTATCTCTATGGGTGGTGACTCAACCAGAATTCCTACATCCACTACAGGTGTTGAAGTATATGGTTGGGAGGTTGCTCACGAACCACCTAATTATTACAACCCTTGGAAGAACTGGAGGATTGGTAGTTTCCCAGAGGATCAAGGTAGTCTTGCTGTTGGTATTCACAGCACTGGTGGTGTTCTTAGTTATGCACAAAATCAAGTATGGAGACACAAGGATGGTCTACCATCAGGATATAAGATGCACTGGCAGCTTCCTCTCACGCAGACCAATACTCGTATTGGAGAATGGAAAACTGGTAATGCTTCATCTGGTCTTACTAATGTGCAGAATAGTCCTGGACTTTGGGACTGGAGTTATAAGACGACTACCTCTGAGAGGATAGAGGATTTGGATGGAATGACTTTCAACACTGGTAATTCTAATTACTCTGCCACCAAGTGGACTGACCCTAATCCTGGAAGCACTAAGTTCTCAATTAGATATCACTCTAACAATACTCTTGATATCTTTGATGAATCAAATAGTGAAATCATTGCAACTAAGGATGTTGCTTGTGATGGTAACCCAATCTTCATTAGTTATGGAGCAGGTGGTGCTACAAACAATTCACAGCAAATGGTTGATGACTTCTTCAGTGGTGGAGATGTTGGAATCGCACTAACTTCAGCAACGGTATAATATGGCAAATGATGTTTATTTGGGTAATCCCCTTCTTAAGAAGGCGAATACCGCTATTGAATTTACTGAAGAACAAATTCAGGAGTATCTAAAGTGTAGGGAAGACCCTATCTATTTTGCTCGTAATTATGTTCAGATCGTTACTCTGGACCATGGTCTTCAGCCTTTCAAGACTTATGACTTTCAAGAGAAATTAATTGACAGGTTTCATAAGAACAGGTTTAATATCTGTAAGATGCCACGTCAGACTGGTAAATCTACTACCTGTGTCTCGTATCTTTTACACTACGCTATCTTCAATGATAGTGTTAATATTGGTATCCTAGCAAACAAAGCTACAACGGCTAGAGAACTTCTCGCAAGACTAGCCACAGCATATGAGAACTTACCCAAGTGGATGCAACAGGGTGTTCTTGTATGGAACAAAGGTAACATCGAATTAGAAAATGGATCAAAGATTCTGGCTGCTTCTACGTCTGCAAGTGCTGTCCGAGGCATGTCGTTTAACATTCTCTTCCTCGACGAATTTGCCTTCGTTCCAAACCATATTGCAGATGCCTTCTTTGCCTCTGTTTATCCTACTATTACTTCCGGTCAAAGCACGAAGGTAATCATCGTCTCCACCCCACACGGTATGAATCACTTCTACCGTATGTGGCATGATGCGGAGAAGGGTAAGAATGAATATATCCCCACAGATGTTCACTGGTCAGAGGTACCAGGTAGGGATGATATTTGGAAAGAACAGACCATTGCTAACACATCTGAACAACAGTTCAAGATTGAGTTTGAGTGTGAGTTCCTTGGGTCTGTTGATACTTTGATTGCACCAAGTAAATTAAAGTCTATGGTGTATGACAATCCACTTCAGAGGAATGCTGGATTGGATGTTTATGAACAACCCATGAAAGACCACGACTATGTGTGTACGGTTGACGTTGCACGTGGTGTTGGTAATGATTACTCAGCTTTCATCGTTGCAGATATTACAACCTTCCCACACAAGATTGTGGCTAAGTATAGGAACAATGAAATCAAACCCATGTTGTTCCCTAATGTCATCTGGGAAGTTGTCAAACAATACAACAACGCCTTTGTACTATGTGAAGTCAATGATGTAGGTGATCAGGTTGCATCTATTCTACAGTATGACCTAGAGTATCAGAACCTACTTATGTGTGCCATGAGAGGTAGGGCAGGTCAAGTTGTAGGACAAGGATTCTCTGGAACCAAGACACAGTTAGGTGTTAAGATGTCTAAGACTGTCAAGAAGGTTGGGTCACTCAACCTAAAGACAATGATTGAGGGAGACAAGGTTGTATTTAATGACTATGAAATCATCTCTGAACTGACTACCTTTATTCAGAAGAACAATTCCTTCGAGGCAGAAGAGGGTTGTAATGATGACCTGGCTATGTGTCTGGTGATCTACGCTTGGTTGGTTGCCCAGGACTACTTCAAAGAACTGACAGACCAGGATGTTCGTAAGAGATTATATGAAGAACAGAAGAACCAGATTGAACAAGACATGGCACCGTTTGGTTTTATGAATGATGGTTTAGATGAGGGTTCGTTTATTGACTCTCAAGGTGACAGATGGAGCACGGCAAGTCCATATGATGAATATGGTAGTAATGCTGGAGGGTGGGAACTCTGGAGTAATTACTGATGAATTTAGATGAGCAGATTGAATTAAATCATCTATTACTTACTGATAGAAAGTGTAAGAGTTGTGGAGATATCAAGAACCTTGTAGACGGGTTTTACAGGACAAGAAAGGACAGAGGCCCTGTCCCTTCTTCTTATTCATATGTGTGTAAAGAGTGTTTTATTGAGTATGTGAGAGAAAAAAAGAAAGATAAGTGTCCAAGGTCTCGATGGGAGTATCCAGACTGGTAACTTACGTCACGTTTACGTCTTCAAAAAGGTCAAATTTCTAAATAATATTAGTTAAATTGAGACCATAGGAGAGAGAAAACATGGCTACTCCTCAATTATCTCCAGGAGTATTAGTCAGGGAAGTTGACTTAACTGTTGGAAGAGCTGAGAACGTTCTTGACAACATTGGCGCCATCTGCGGACCATTTCCAATCGGACCCGTAAATGAGCCAATTACGATTGAAACGCAACAACAATTCCTGGATACTTTTGGTAAGCCAATCGGAACTGACAGACAGTATGAATACTGGATGACTGGAAACTCTTTCCTCTCATATGGTGGAGTACTTAAGGTTGTACGAGTTACTGGTAACAACCTCAACAACGCAAATGCTGCCGTTGGTACTGCATCGACCACTGTCGTAATTGAAAATGTTGATGATTACGATCTGAATCACACCAGTGACACTTCCTATTACTGGGCAGCAAGAAACCCCGGTGAGTGGGGAACCGATCTGAAAGTCTGTACTATTGACAATAAGGCAGATCAGATTATTAGTATTGCAAGTACAAATCCTGGCGCATTAAATCTTGTTGTCGGTAGTGCTGTAACAACTTCTAGAATTGCTACTAACATCCCTGGTGCAGGTGCTGTTAATACGTTTAATGGTGCAATCAAAGGTATCATTACTGGTGTTAATACCGATGCACAGAACAGTAACAGTTCTATTGAAGTTAGAGTTCTGAGTAGAAACTTCCCCGAGGTTCAGAACATTGAAAACCTTGGTGTAACGACTATCTCTTCAGCAGCTGCTGCAGGTGCAACGACGATTAATGTGAACAGTACCTCTGGTATTACTACCGGAACTGTGTTCCTATCTCCAGGTAACGGTGGTATTAAGATCGCTAGTTTCGTTGCTAACACTTCGGTTACTCTTAACGCAGGAATTGCCGCTTCACTTCCTACAGTTGGTGCAGGTATTACCTACCAGACTATTGTATCAACGGCAGGTACTGTTACTGATGTAAATTATCAGCAATTCAATGACGCTGCTTCATTCAAAGAGAGTGATGTTCTGGTTATCCATGATGCCACTGAAACAAAGGGCAACAGTGTAACTAGTGGTGCAGTTAAGGACTGGTACGATGACCAGACTTTGAGTCTTCAGAACTCCACTATCTTCTGGAAGAGTATTGCTCCAAGACCAGTTGATAATCAGTATGTAACTCAAAGAAAGGGTAAGAACGACGCAATCCACGTTGTCGTAGTTGATGACACCGGAAGCGTAACTGGAGTACAAGGAAATATCCTTGAATCATTCATCTCCTTGTCGAAAGCATCTGATGGTGAGGCTGACGCCGATAATCCAACCAAGACCTTCTATAAGGACTTTATTGCACTGAACTCCAGGTTCATCTTTGCAGGTTACAATCCTTCGCAGAAGGAAGACACCTTCCACGGAACACTTCCAGTTGCATCAGGTTTCTCGTCTGGTAACACACCATTCACTGTAGCACAAGGTCTGTGGGGTCAAGTAGCACTGAATAATAACTTTGCTTCACTTGGTTCTGTATCTTACTCACTCAAGGGTGGTGCTGACTATCAGGCAAACGGTGGTATGTCCGCTGACCTGTCGAACCTTGT